GTGGTTAGCTTTTCTCTTTTCAGCCATACCAGTTATACCGTATAACTTAATATCCTTTTTAGCGATTTCCTCAACGATTTCCTTATCAGTATCTACGTTAATAGTTACTTTACCAGTATTTTTTAACTCGTCTCCTTTTCCACCAGCTCTAGCTGTACCTAAATCATTGATAGTAGCATTTTTAAATCTATCGATTTCTACACTACCAGTACTAGGGTCTCCACTATAATTTTTATTTTTAATTTGTTCACTAATTGCACCTTTTTGTACAGCCTCAATTACTTCTCCGTAAGTTTCGGCTAATTTATCTTTATCATTATCATTTATATAAATGCTTAAAGCGTCTTGTCTTGCCATTATTACATCACTCCTTTATTTTAATTTTTGGCATTGTCTTACGACATTAAAAAGCTCCAACTATTTTTTTAGACTTGTTGGCGTCGTCATTGTTATTAGAAAAGTCTTTTGGCGGAGTGCCTTTTAATTTATCAGTTACACCAGTCTCTACCGACTTGTTGTAAGTTTTTGCTAGTTTTTCCACGTTTTCTTTAGTTTTGTTTGCGTCTAAGTCAACTACAAAGTCCACTAAGTCAATAGGGATATTTTTAGCACTAAGTAACTCTTGAGCCTCTAAACGTCTCTCACGTAAAGTAATATCGTCCTCACGTGCTTTTAGTTCAGCCTCATATTTACTTTTAGCCTCCTTTTCTCTTTCGTCCTCAGTTAATTTAGCTTGTCGTCTTTCCTCGGCAATAGCTTGAGCGACAGCGTCTTTAATAGCTTGGTCGTTCTTAGCTTTTTCCTCAAGTCTAACTTTTCCAGCTAAATTATCCATATCCGCTTGAGTAAAGGTTTTACCAGCGTTTTTGTCCTCCTTATTGCCAGTATCAGCTGTATTTACTGGCGGAGTAATTTGTTTGTTATCATTTTCCATATAACTATCCTCCTATCCGTTTTACGCCCGTCGGCTAGATTTTTTGTATAAAAATAAGACGCATATTTTTAAATATTTGCGTCTTAGCTATACCAACATTTAATTTGTAACCTCCAAACCTCATTTGGTTACGTTCTCGCCCCATTTTCTTTGGCTTACTTTATATAAATCTATAATAAAGGGGGTTTTACATCTAAAAACTAATAATAGATAAGGTCAAACGGCGAGATTTCCAAAATTATTTAATCTTTAAAAAAGTCAGCCCAGTATGGGTTTTCTTTATCAAATATTATTTTTTCCTCAGCGGTTAGTTTTTGTGGGTAGTCTCTAAACAAGTTGTATATTTTCTTTTTATCAAAACTAAATAAAAACTCGCCAACTACACCGATATTGTCTATCCAATAAACTTTATCGCTTGGGTTATTTTTATAAAATATATACTCGTTATTTTTCATATCCACCCGCTCCTTTTAGCTGGTCTCCAGCGTTGGTATTGATATATCCTAGTATTTCTTTAAACTTAGTATTACTCTTTTTAAAGCTATCTAAGTCTACCAATACGTTATCAGTCTCCAACTTATTACCATATACACTATGCGACCTCTTACACTTAAAACGAGTTTTAAGTACATCATTATTAAGAGGCTTATATCCATTTACTTTAGAGCTTTGTAACTCTAAGTATTGCCAGCCAGCGTCTTTGGTATGTTTTATGATAGAGGCGTGAGACCCAGTTATTAAAAAGTACTCTTTTTCATATAGCGTATTATCTAATAACCTCGTTATTGCTTTAAAATCGTTGGTGTCGATTTCTCTAAAATATTTAACCCCTATATCGTCTAACATTTTACGCCAGTTAGCATTACGACTAAAGTAATTACAACTGTTACCACCTCTAAAGTCGGTTACATCATAACCAACCTTGTTACCAATATAGGTAAGTCCTAAAGATACGCAAGAGCCTTTTGTTTTATCAGCACCCGCTATTTTTTCTATGATTTGATTACTTGTTAGTGGTTTATTTAACATAGATACTGGCTTATACTCAACGTTATTATTGGTTAATCTTGTATAAGTATCAGTATTTTTAATAGCTCTAGGTGTTGTTAATCTCCTCTTAGGTGTCTCGACAACTGGTTGACTTGGTTGAGTGTATTGTTTTATCCAGTCTCTATAACTAATATTATCTATTAACTCAGTTTGACCCGTTTGTGGGTTTCTAGCTCTACGTTGTAGGTCTTTTTCAGCCTCTTTACCTAGGTATCCCCTAGTCGTACTACGACAGTTGGGGTGTAGGGGAGGGTAGTTATAACCCTCCTCACGCTCGCTATACTTAAACACCTTATTATCCATAGCTTGGCACATCTCACTTGTCCTACTATCTAACGTAGCAACAAACACATACTCGTCGACACCCATTTCCTCGTACGCCATAGCGTCAACCTCATTATTAAAGTGGTTGGTCTCAGTTCTTATTAGTCGCTCAGCGTAGTACTTGCCAACATTAAATCGGTCTCGTATTTGTTTAGCTGTAAGCTCCATACTTTGACCGCTTAACATAGCACCACCTAGTATATGGCTTAAATTATTAGCCAGTATATCGGTATTACCCCATATACGTTGGCTATAATTTTTACCACTCCAAGGGTCTTGTAATAATGCGTCTATCATATTGTTATCGATAGTGGCAAAATTAAAAGCGTAGCCAGTACCCATTTGAGTATCATACATTGTCTTATAATAGTTTTGATTTATTACACCCTTATAACACATTGTATTTTGTAACTCCTCTTTAGGGTATATCATTTTAGCCTTAGCATAGATTTGAGCTTGTAGTTGCTCTAGTCTACTTATACGGCTCTTATAATTATCTTTAATGTATTTATCTAAGCCTTGGCGTTTCATTTGCTCCCAAGTTTTCTTAGTCTCACTACGAGTAAGTAACTCTTTGAGCTTTTGAGTATCCAAGCCAGTATCATTACTATAATTACGATAAATACTAGCCAACTGTTTATCTATATCCTTATAGGCTTGCTCATATATAGCTTTAACACGTTTTATATATTTCTCGCTTGATTTCTCAGCGTCGCTAAGCCTTTTTATTGCCCTTTTATCCCAGTAGGTAGATGTTTTCATATATTAAAACACCTCCTAGACATTTACAGCGTTATCAGTATCCATTTGACTATCTTGACTATCGTTGTCCATATTTTCTTTAACATTAGCGTCCTCGATTTCATTTTGTTTAAATAAATCGTCGTATGGGTCGCTAGGTTTCGCCTCGTCCTCTAGTCTTTTTAACTCAACCTCCTCGCTTGCGTCTTTAACAAACGATAATTGAGTTATCAAAGTCTCAGCTGGTAAAAAGTCAGCTAAATTATTTATCATTTGGCTAGTTTCAAAGTCGTTACTTGGTAGATTACGTTTAAACACAGCGTCAACGTCCTCAATAGGTACCTTTTGCATTTTTGACATCTTAACCAAAAAGTTATTGTATAACTCAAAACGCTCCATTAGTCCTTTTTCCATATAACGCTCTTTATTTTTAACATTTTGCTCAAACGCTAGTAATTTATATCTAATTGCTACACCACTAGAGTTATTAGCAAAGTTTTCGTCGCTCATATTAGGTACCATACTAATTTTGTGTATGTCGTTCTCAAGATTTTGTCTTAGTATATCTACTTGACCCTCGTTAAGTGTCTTAACTAGATACTCAGCTCTACCGTCGGCTGGTATATTAGCTAACATACGACTTACTTTTAGTTGGTCGGCTTGCTCCTCGTCAAAATCAAAACCATACATACATAGTATAGCGTCTACTAATTGCTCCTTATCATTTACCCTATCACTTTGTAGTAGGTTATATGCGTCAATTAAACTAATAACTGGCTCAAAATCTCCTAAAAGCTCGGGGTTATTCTTATAACATATTAAAGGTACCTTACCAAAAGCGTGGGCTTTAGGTTTACCTTGTTTTGTTAATGTTTTATCGCTACTTTTATAATGTATCTCTTGTTTATCGTCTACAAAGATAATATCCCAGTATTTAAAAGTTTCTCCTTTATAAATAGGTCTATATATAATAGCAAATAATTTATTATGCTCAACTGTATCGTCGTATACTATAACAGCGTTATCGTTGTCTATTTCACAGCTACGAGGCTCAGCGTCAGCATTTGCATATACATACTCATATTGATAACCAAAAATAGATATATCTTTAGCGATTTCAGTATCCAAGTCGTTAATAGTTTGCTTTTTATAAGCGTCTAATATCGGTTGAATATCGTAAGCGTCTTTACCGTCCTCACTTTTGCCTACTTGATAATCAACTGGGTTACCAAGTAAATAACCAACGTTAGTGTCGGTAATATATTTAGCGTGATTTATCATAACCTTATTATTTATCTCGGTTTGTTCTTTTTTACGCTCAAATATATCGTGTTTACCTATGTAATAATCACTAAGTCTTTTTAATCTACTTTTATATTTTTCGTTATATGCGATAACATCATTTAATACTAAGTTTGTTATCTCCGT